GATCTACATGTGGAAATACAGATTCTGGACAAGTCAATGGCATATTGCTACTAAAACAATTTCCAAAGGTACATACTCCTTTAAAATTTTTTAAACCAAACAAAGGTGAGATAGATTTGTTTATTGGTAAGTTAAACCAGTCTAATACCTCATCTTGTATGTGAAAACTTTTACCTGGTCGAACATTATCATCAGAATGATTGTCCCACCAGTATCCATTCCTAAAAAAATCACTAACTTTATCAGGATATTTCCAATAATCCTGTGCAGTTAAGATAGGAATATCATTATTGAGTATCTTGTATTCCCATTTAAGGTTGTTTACAAGAGAAACTTCTTCCCATTTTTTGTTTACACTTTCAATCATGTGAATTGTAACTTAGCAAACTTATCTTTCATTTGCTTTGCTCCCTCTTGTATAGTATCTGTTTGTTGTCCACTATCTATCAGATCTCCACCTATATTTTGCTCACAATCATACAATCTCATCTTTGCTCTATCAATTCCTAACACAAATCTCTTGTTTATTGTAGGATCATTGTACCTATTCTTCAATTGTTTGACCATTATTTGATTTAATCCTTCTAATTCGTCAGTAGATATAAGAGCGAACATAAGATCAGCAGTTGCAGGTAGACCAAATGACTCAGAGGTATCGGTAAGATCAATATCACTACTACCAAAACCAGAACGAGTGGTTTGAGTAGCGGAAATAATCGGGACATTATATTCAACTGCAAGTCCACGAAGATCTTCTGCAATCGCTTTGATGTACGAGTAAGAATTGACATTTCCTAGTTTAGAATAGCGACTTGATGCACATATATTTAAGTAATCTATGAATATTATGTCAGGTTTAAAAGATTTCTTGAGTGTTAGTTCATTTAATAGTGTTTTAAAGTGACCTGCATGTGCTGAAGCAGTAGGATATTCTTTAATAATTAACTGACCTTGTGTTTTTTCTGCAAGTTTAGTTACTTTATTCTCAAAAATAACACGAGGTAAGTCAGTAAGATCCCTGATATTTACATCTAATAAGTTAGCATCAATTCTTTCTGCAATTTTTTCTTCTGCCATCTCAAGAGTAATGTATAGAACATTCTTACCCTGTAAGAGAACTGAACTAGCAAAATGACACATAAAAAGAGACTTACCAACACCTGTACCTGCTAGTGCAATGTTGAGAGTCTTGTTAGGGACACCACCTTTTGTAATTTTGTCAAAGAATTCTAGATCAAATGGTATCTTTTCTTCTTTTTTATGGTATGATTCATACCTTGCTTCATAATCTTCAAGGTAATCATGTCCTACATGGTTGTCAAATGATACTGCTAGAGCATCAGATAGGATATGTGGTATTGCATCTCTTCCTTTATTATTATCTTGTCCATCTGCTATCTTAATTGATGACATCAAGGCAAGATAGATTGCACGATCACGACACCACTTCTCTGTTGCATCTACTAACCATTCTGTATTAGTTTCTACCTTATCTAAGGTCTGATTTATCTCTCTTATCTCTTTATATTCTGTCTCTGTAAGGTCATCTCTATTCTGAATCTCAATGTCCAGTATCTCTTGTGTTGGACATTTATTATACTTTGCAATAAAATCAATAATTTCCTGACACAAAATCATTTCTGATCTCATCTCAAAGTATTCTAATTTTATAAAAGGTATTACCTTTCTAGCATAGTCATCATTGTGTATTAGATTCTTTAGAAGAGTGATCTCAAGTTTTTCCATTAACTGCCATAACTAAAAAGTTTTTGTGATGTCTCATCAAGTTTTTTCATGACATCTTCTGTGAAATATTTCTCAGGATTTTTGTATATTTCTTTGGCATATATTTTTTTGCCACCGATCTCATACCTACCTGCAACATTCTTCCACATACCTGCTTCTTCGCCAAGATCTAGTAGACCGTAGTATCTATCAAGACCACGATCATCATAGAATAGACGAACTGTTACATCTTTATTTTCTTTACTTAGACGAGACTTGACCGTCTTAGCTTTGATAAGATTTCCGATGACATCTTTACCGTCTTTTTCTTTCTTCTTAGAGAGGTAAATAATGGTAGAAGCAGCGTACTTAAGACCGCTACCACCGCCCATTTCTTTTGTTGGTACATAAGCTCCGATAACATCATAGGTATGATTGGTTACAATCATTGGAATGTTTGCTTGACCCAACTTCAAAGTAAGCATTCTGAAAGCACCTTTGACAAGTTGTGATTTAGTCATGTCACGAACTTGCTTATCATTTAGTGCATCGTCAATTTCCTTTTCGGTGGACAGCATACCAAGAGAGTCTAGCACAAACATACATGGTTTGCGATCTTCTGTCTTGGACTTAAGATATATATCTACTGCTTTAAGTGCCTTACTTCTAAACTGTTCGATTGTCACAACATTGATAACAACCAGACGACTTGTATCTACTCCACGATCTTCGAGTAGAGACTTTGTGATACTGGATTCGGTATCAAAATATAGACAGTAAGCGTTAGGATCGTTATCCAGAAAATTTTTAACAACAGCGAGAGAGAAAAAAGTTTTACCAGTAGATGACTCACCTGCAATTGCAGTAATCTTATTACTAGATACCCCACCAAATATACTCCCTGATATAAGTCCATTAAAAATGAACGAACCAGTGTCAACATACTTTTCAGTTTCGTCAATATCGGATGCGAGTTGTGTGTAGTCATCGCCAATCTCTTTTACTATGTCTTTTAGGAAATCCATTATACAAAAAATGATTCAAGGTTTGCAGTTTTCTCAACTTTCCAACCAATAGAGTCGAGGATGATTCTTAAAGGTTCGATAAAACTCTTTTCAAATTGTAAGTCATGATCCACATATTTGTCAAGTTGTAGTTCTTTAGGAAAGTCTTGAATGAATGAGATTACATTCTCATGTATTTTGTTTGGTTTTTTAAGGTAGCAGAATTTAATCTTCTCCCCATTACCGATCAACGAATACTTATTCGTTAGATTGTGCTTCTTAATATAGTGATTAAAAAGCAGTGCACCTCGCACATGAATAGGTGTGCCTTTCATATAAATCATGTTGCTAGATTTATACTTGGTCACATCAGAAACAGATCTTGGGAATGCTATTTCTTCTGGAGGCAACTTCCTAAACTCCTTACGACTGTTCTCGATAAATTTGATGACATCATCTTCTGTACCGTTCATCATAAGTTTGAGTGCATCTTTAATCATCTCCCTACAGGGTGCAGGTGTAGATGATTTGACTGCTTCAATACCCATCATCTTTAGTTTAGGTTCATGGTATTGAACACCCTCACTGTTCCATACATTTAAAATATATCTTTTCTTAGCAGTCCATATACCACGATCAGCAATGTTTTCTCTCTTCATAAACATCTTCTGATCATATGCGTTTACATATTCTGCGAGTTCTCTGTAAGACTGGTCGATGAAGGGTTCAAGTGTCTTCTCACAAATAGTATCAATGAACGAGACAATGCTTTCAGAATCTTTTTCTTTATCTTTGTAGATAACATCGACAAGAGGACCGAGGTTAAGGTAGATAGAATCAGTATCACTAGCAATAACATAATCTTCTTTTTCTGTTTTTAGAATTTTGTTTAGAAAATCATTCATCTTGTTCTCTATCCAACGGATAGAAACCTGACCAGATAGTGTAATAGCTTCTGCGTTGGCAAGTTGATAATAGCGAAAATATTGATTGCCAATAGCACCATAAGCAGAATTAAGGGAGATCTTTTTTGCCATTTGAATGTTATTACATCTGGCAATCTCTTTGACAAGATTATCTGTTGGGTTTTTTTCATACTCTTGCTTTGCCTCTAGCATTCTTTTTTTGAATATCACTCTCTCATTGTACATCTTTTCCATCAACTCAGGTAAGAATCCTCTCTTGTCCTTACGATACATCGCTCCATTAGCACAGACAGCATTGTCTTTGTGCATTTCAAATGTAAGATTCTTTTCAAGAATATCTTTGACTGAGACTGTTGGATGTCTCTCATCTCTGAGAGTCTCAGGAGATATATTATACTGCATGATGAGGTGTGGATACAGACTATTAAGGTCAAAAGAAACAACCCAGTCATACTTGCCAGGTTTAGGTTCTTTTACATATGCTCCTGCATACTTTTCGTCCTTTTGTTCTGATAGTTTTGGGGGAATTACAATGTTTCTCTTCTTAAGATAATTGTATATAATATTATCCCACATGCGAACCTGATAGAACACATCATTGTAATTAACTTTAGCATCATATGCCATAGTCAATGCTAGTTCAATCAGTTTCATCTTGTCTTCCAGACGGTCAACAAGTTCCACATCAATTATATTATATTCTACAAACTTCTGCCAACCATTTGTGTAGAAATCCTTAAATGTATCATACTCAGAGTGATCTAATTTCTTCTGCCCTAGTTCTACCTGTGCAATATAGTCTAGACGATATGATTCTCTGTTGGTATAAGTAAACTTCTTATAAAGATCTAAGTAATCAAGTTGAGTTATACCACCTATATCATATACAATATGGCGACGACCTTTGATATAAAGTTCTTTAGGAGAACATAAACCCCAAGGAGATAATCTTCTAGCAACCTTATCTCCTAGAACTCTGTATAATCTTTTTGCAAGGTATGGTATATCAAACATCTGTATATTCCAACCAGTCACAATGTCAGGTGTATTTTTTATCCACCACGATATAAAATCATTTAAAAGATCAAACTCATTATTAAATTGTTTGTAGTAATGATTGCCTTGCTTTAGTTTGAAAGGTCCTTGACCCCATGTAATAATTTCTTTTGTATTATAATTTTGCATAGAGATGAGCAACATCTCCTGATCAGCAGACTCTACATCAGGGAATCCATTCTCTGATTTAGTTTCAATATCCATCGTGTATAAACGAATCTTACTGATGTCAAACTTTACTTCATCTTGTGGATATTTGTCAGAGATATACTGGTATATAAATCTCTCATTACCGAACACTTGAAAATTATCTACAAACTCATACTGCCTTATAAATTCTTTAGTCTCTCGGACAGTGCCAGGTTTTACCTTTGCCACATACTGACCATCTAGAGTTTTATATTGTGTTTCTTTGTTTGATGATACAAATAAAGTAGGTTGATAGTCGTCACGGATTTGAAAATACTCTCCATTATCGTATCCACGCACGAGGAACTTGTCCCCGATCATGCAAACATTTGTATAAAACTTCAACTAATAACCTCTTGATATGCCTCCAACAATTCTGGTTGGGGATCTACAATAGTTAGTATAGCATCTGATGAGATCATGCACTGGTGGTTTTGTGTCAGTAATTTACCTGGCCACCTTTGTAACCTTTCTTTCCAATCTTCTTCACCTAGTCTAAACTCTACAGGATCTGTAAGTTGACAGTCTGGTTCTCCTAGTTCACTTTGTACTTCTCTTATCTTGGTAACTAAAACTTTAGATTCATTTTTTAGAACCAATACTTTTACTATAGGATCCATTAGATTCTTCTTCCACGAGTTAAGTCTTCATACATGTCCTTTAAGTCTGTAACTGGATCACA